ATAGAAGAACTGAGCTGATTGAGTTTTGAAACGTTTCTTAGCATTTGCCATACCAAGATATCTTCTACCATCAGCACCATCTTCTGGTACTAAGATGAATGCAGAGTCAGCATTTTCTGTAATCAAAGTAGACTCACCGATATTAGCTCGACCTACTTTACGTACTAAATCTGCTTCACTAGATTTACGACCTTCATCAATTATCTTAGCAGCATCACGGTTCAACTGAGATGCAGTGATAACTGGAATATGTTTAGCAATAGCAAATTCTTTGAATTCATCTACTACTGCACCAAGAGCTATACGCATATCACCACCCATGAGTTTAAAATCACGAGGTCTAATACGTTTAATATAGTCTTGTACTAAACAAACTACTTCCTGCCCATTAGCAGACATTTCATCATAGATTGTATATAGATAATCTGTATCTACAGAGTTACTTGGTACATATCTAAATTCAATATCAATAGGTGATTCATTAGTTACTCCTAAGCCATTTTGTTTAAGAAGCTGCATTATTTCTTTATAGCCACCAAATTCACTAATGTCATCATCTGATACCAAGATACTAAATACACGTTCCAATGTTTCGTTCAACGTGTTTTCCATTGTTAAGAATAGAATGGTTGGACGTTTAGTTGGATCTTTTGTAGTTATATCTTTATTATTACCTTTGATTTGAAGTGTTAAATTTAATAATGTACTAGATTTACCTTCACCTGGTAAGCCTAGATAAATATAACAACGATCATTCTCAAAGCCACCATTCAAGGATCTATTGATTGCTTGAATGCCTGTTTTTAATTTTGTAGAACCATCAAGAGATCGATTATACATATGAGCTACTGTAGCTTCGAATTGCTCATCATTAGATAATGATAATGATTCAGAAACACTAGTTACACTTACGTTCTCTTTGATCTTTCTGCTGACTTCAGAAATTTGCTTTTGCACACCTTGGATGATTTTGAACTTATCAGCTTCATCAGATGTAACGAAGTCACCATATTCATGATAGATATTAGACATAATAGATTGAGTATAGAAAGAGTTTCTATGAGACCCAATATTATGCTCAATGAATGCTATCTCATTAGCACCCAATGGTTCTTCTAATTTCTTTAATGGAAATAGATTTTTCTCATCTAACCCCTGTAATGCTGCTTGAAGAAGGATATCTCTATTTTCATATCCTTTAAGTCTAGCATCTACTAGTTGTCTTAAGAATTGGTAGGTGTTCTTTTCACGAACTTGCTCTACACTAAAATTCTTACCAGGGTCTACCATTGTAAGTAGTTCCCTTAGATCTGTTAATACACCCCTGTTTGAGGTATGTATGGTCTTTAAGCCTCACTTTACATAATTGATCACTCCTTCAAAAGTTCAATTAGTTCTTCAGGAGTGATATAAGTAAATCCCTTACTATCGTTAATATATCTACTTAGAATATCAAACTCAGTAAGGCTCTTGTCCGTAATATAATCATATTCCCTACATTGCTCAAGTACTTCTTGAGATTGTCGTCTGATTATATCATTCTTGTAATCACACTTAATAGAAATAGTTGGATTATTCCTATAGAATGATTTAAGAATATTTATATTCTCGTGCTCTAAGGTAAACTCCATACGAATGTTATGGACACCTTGAGCTTGCCGTTCTTTAATGAATGCAATAATCTTTTGAGGATCATCTTTGATCATCTCATCAAAGTTTATTGTATCATATCTATAAGACTGTATCTCTTCAAAGTGAACGTAATACTGTCTTGTGTTTATATCATGTAATAAGATTAAATATCCTTTAGGTTGCTCTTCACCATAGCACCACCGATAAGGTGATCCACAATAGTAGAAGTCTCTTTCATAACAACCTTGGACATGGACATGACCTGAGATAACTGGTCCCATAGAGTACTTGAAATTATCCATTCCAAATACTGGACTCGGTGCATCTAAGTCAATTTTATCTTTTCCGTATATAGCACCTCTAATTGTACCATGCATGCATACTGCATCATAGTAGTTCTGATAGAGGATATTCTCGTAAAACTCCCTTCCCATTCCTGGCACTTCAGGTATACATAGGATGCGTTTTTGTTTTACATATTCAAATTTTATAGTTTCAATTACACGTACATCAACTGTTGAATCATTCATGTATCTATAGAATAGTTTAGTCTGATTCGCATCATGAGATGGTGTACCATGTAAGATAAATAAAGTACATTGTTTAGCTCTACATACTTGAACTAATTCATCTACAAACTTCAATGCATACATAACTGCATCGGAGTTACTCATAAACTTATGGTGGAATAAATCCCCATTAATCGATATCAAGTCTAAGTCTAATAGCTTGATTCTATCTATAAATTGATTCTTAAGAATCTCATATTGTTTAGCTGGATCAAATACCCCAAAATGGATATCTGAAATGTGTGCTTCTGTTAAAATATTGCCTTTCATAATCTGCCTCTAATGAAAGAAAAGAACTCGTAAGGATCCTTGAAGGACCTTACTTTTATTTAATAATCTGTTAGACCATTAATAAAAAAATAATCCCAAGAGTCGTAGAAGACCCTTGGGATATGGTTCTATTTAGTTATCATTTCGAAACATTCATAGAAGTTTTCATCATTGATGTCTTCAGGTCGTAATTCATCTGTAGATGCATAACGATATCTAATAACGTTATACTTAGCAGACTTCTCAATACGTCCTAAAGAGTTATTTAAAACTACACGAGCAATATCTTCATCTTTGAATGTAACTCGTTTATAGTTTCGAAGATTAGCTCTCATTGCTTCTTCGGAATCTAATTCAATGAATGCTTTATAAGCATCTGCATCTTCTAGATTGGAGTCAATGAATTGAACTACCCGTCCAGTATCAATTATAATATCATCATCAGATTCTGTAGGCAATGGATAGCCATTACCTGCAAGTCCAATGAATAAATCATTCAGAATTACACCTGGGTCGGTTGGATCTTCTGAAGTGATGGTAAGAGATCTAATTGCATTGTATTTATAGTTGTATTCGTATTCAACTACAGCCGTCGTAGTATAAATAGTACAAGTATAAACTGGTCGGATATGATCATTGAAATCTAATGTAACTACTCTTGCTCTTTGATCTTCTTCTAGACCTTCAAATTCTGTTGGATCAATTGCATTAGTTCGATCTAGACGATAGTCGTTGTCGATTAAGATTGCATGATCTTTCAATAGATTCAAAATTTGACGTAATTCTTTAAAACTTACATTGTATTTCTTACCAGCCATTTGGTTATACCTCCATACAATATTTCATTAGATTAACAAAAGACCCCATCAATCTATTGATGAGATTAATAAACAAGTATTCATCGATCTTATTAGTAATCTCTAATTCACGATCTCTGAATTTATTACTGGACACTATTTCATTAGTGACAGTATTCTTGATAGAAATTGTAATGATTGGTTTATCTTGATTCAAACCAATAGTACAATAACTAGTTTTATTCAAATCAAATTCAATATAGATTGAACCTGACTTGGAGTATGTGATAGGTAGACCATCTTTCATATCCTTAGTATTATGGAAGAAGAAAGATATCTCTGCTATCTTAATGAATGCTGCCATCTCCCGCATCATATCATATGATGGAGATGTATGCATTAAATCATCAAAGTATTTACCTAGTTTGTATTTGTGTATCCATCTAGGTAGGAACCAACTAGGAATTGGTTCAGTGACTTTATCAAAGAATATGTTTTCCATATTAGCTCCTTTTAAATTTCATAGCCTCTTTGACTGAGGTATTCATTGAAATCAAAATCTTCATTGGATTGATTCATAGCAGCAATTGCTAAGATATCCATAAGATCAAGATATATAGCTTTAGCTTGTTCTTCTGTCATGATTCCTCCTAACTTAAAGTAGTTGGTTTAATCGTAGGCTTAGTATATGGGACTATACTTTTAAGCTCTTTACCAACTTCATTATATAATTCTTTAGCTTCTCTATAAGAGAGTGGAGTAAAGTTATCCTTATTCAATGCAATTATAGTTAATAAGTTAAAGTTTAATTCAAAATCAGTATCTATTCTAACTATAATTTGTTTATTATCTTTAACATAGTTTAAGAAATATACTATGTTAGGTAGATCATCTTCATCTATAAGCTCTCTACCAAAACATGATATATATCTATTCTCATCATAGATAATATATGTGGATATAGTTTTAAATATTCTAATCATTTCAGTGGTATTTGGATTAGAGCATAAGGTTGTCAAAATTCTTGGAGCATTCCAACTATCCCGTAAGTCTTCCATAATATCACTATCTTCTGAATCATAAATATAAAAGTCATCAAGTCTTTCATAATATGATATAAAGTCTATTAATAGTTTTTCAGCAAGATTGATTGTATCTCTAAGAGTATCCAATACTGTTTTAGTATAGCATGCCACTGGCACAACTATAGCACAATCTTCTACTTCATCATCAAATAGAAATCTAACTTCGAATGTAGCTTCTTTATTAAACATGACTACAGCTCTTTTATTAGATATATCATCAGTAATGACTTCAATTCGAAGTTTATTGAAATGAATAGTATTAAATATATCAATTAAGAATGGAGATATAGTACCATGAATCATCATGATACTATTGTCTGTCTCTTCTAGATATTGCATTAGGATTTCTCCCAAGAGAGGAATATCCTCTCTTGGAAGTACTTTAATTAAGTCTACTGCTTTATCCATTATTTGTCACCTTTTGGAATACTTTTAACGATACCAAGTAGATCGAATTCATCATTAATCGCTGTACTATTAGATAGACTGTATGCAGAGTTAATGATAACGATACCAGCTTTAACGTCATAAGTAATATAGGTGCTATATTTAGCTCCGATCTTAATAGTATTGCCATTTACATCTACCCAAGCTGTAGGAGTCTTTAAGTTACCTACATCGCTGCCTGGAGTGGATAAGTAATCAGCAATCGATAGTAATCGTTTAATAGTAAGATCGGTAGAGAATCTTTTGAAAGATTTAATTACAGTGAACTGATCAAATGAGGAACGTAGTACTTTTGCAATACTAGTTCTTAATTTACGTTCACTTTCAATACCCAAATCATCAAGCATCATACTTAGAATAAGATTCAATGCATGATACGATTCATGAGTAATAATTGAATTGGATTTGATGTTGAATACAACATCATCTGATTCTGGAATAACTGCTATTTCTACTGCGCAGCTACTTCCAATAAATTTGAATACCACAAGACCTGGGTTAGGTTTAATTACATCAGAGAATGTAATTTCACATCCATTAGCACCAGCTTTGTATTGTGGAATAATAAAGTTATCCTCTTCTACTTTCTTTGCTAATTTTGTTAAACCGTTAGCGTAGCGAGAATAAAGTAGGTTAGGGTTGATCAATTTCATATCTGTTGATCTCCTTTCTTAAAAAAATAAAATAGAGGGGTGGTCTTGGCGGGTTTTGATAAAATATTTCACGTTCAATGTTTATGATATAGTTTATAGTGTGTTTAGTTTATGTGCAATATTCTCGTTAGGTTGTGAGAGAAGAATATTGCGAGAGGTTTTGTTTGTTTGGATTGTATTGTGTTTGTATTAGGGGGTCCGCCAAGACCACTAGGAAGTTCATCTGCCAGGGAATTGCAGATGGATATCGATTCCTCGATATCACCTAAATAATATATAGCTAAAATAAAGTTTACCTAGCACGAGTTCTAGTATCTTCTTCTATACTATCACGTATGGACCAATATACGGAACTAAAGAGTCTATCTTTAACTATATTATATAATATAGTATCTTCATATTTATTCTTATCTATAAAATCTATATTATCTTTATTTAGTAAACACATATACATACATACTTCTTGATCACTCATAAACTCTTCTGGGACATCATATAGATTATAATCTGTATTATTGAAGAATCCATGATTAAGTAATATATTTTCAGCAGTGAATCCAAATAATGTTGCATCATCATCTTCAGCTAAAGTATCATATAAACTATAGGATTCTACTTCGATAACTCTTTCAAAGTCATAATGCTCTGCATCTTTAAGATATTCTACTTTTTCAAATCTTTTTAAAGATCTGAAATTAAATCTAGATAGATCGATTAGTCTAGAATTCTCTTGATCGTAAGTGAACCATTTTTCATACCATGGAGCCTCTCTCAGATCATTCAATAGAGATACGTCATCTAAATTGACTATCTCTTTATATAAATTGAATATATTCATAGAGCTTAGTAATAACTCTCTATTCAATCTCTCGCCAATAAATATAGTTAGAGCTTTACCACGATCTCTATTATTAAGATCTTTTAATTCATAGATCTTAGATAGAGTTTCTTGTAATAGCTCTGTGTAAGTTTTATCCATTATAGTTTACCTTCTTTTACGTTAATATAAATGAAGTGAGCAACAGCCATAACCAATGCATCAGAGTCTTCTTTGTTTATATATAAAGATAGCTTTTCTTTAGCTTCTTTACCATACCAGAATTCTGCTCCAGGTACATGAGCATTATGCTCTTGATATCTAACTCTTAATAATGAATCTTTATTTATAGTCCACCATAAATGCTTATCATTATCAATGAATACTTCTTTCTTTAAGATAAGATCTTTATTCTCTTCAACTAAATCATGTAATTCAGTAAATAGAGAAGCCTTATCAAATAAATATAGATAGCTACATAACCAGATTAGATTATCATCAGTCTTAACTGGGAATATATCACTTTGAGGACGTAAATAGTTAGTATAATCTAAAATAGTTCTATTAGGGGATTCTAAGTATTCTAACTTAGCCTTATCAATATCTAGTTTAGTATAGTCATATTTAACATTAGCCCAGTCTTTAGACTTAAATTGCTCAATTACTTTGCTTAAAAGATTCATCACATCTCCTCCTTTGTTATATGAATGTCTTTAAATTAATAAAAAAATAAAGCCAAGGATCATAGGAATCCTTGGCTTGTATTCTTATTCATGGTCATTGTATCTAATAAACTTAATAGTATTATTGATCTCTTTTACTGTTGGTAATAGAGTCTTATATCGATTATAATCACTTTCGATATTAGTTACTAGTACTTTATCAGATGGAGATAAATAACCTCTATCTGTAATAGCTCCTAGCTCAAGAGTCTTTTCAAGTTTATTAACTTTGAAGTATTTTAATGCTCTAGATAAAGAAGGATTAGTATACATCTTATCATAAATAAAGATATATTTATCATAAGTATCTTGTACATCAGAACCATGTCTATATCTAGTGATTCGATCATATTTATCTTTAACAATCATTGCCGGTAATTGTTTATATTTACCTAGTTCAGATTTATCGATATCAAACTTTTCTACCATTCTATCTCTAACATTAGTTAGCTCACGAATCAATGTAAGTAGATTAAGACATCTAATATCACTTAAACATACATCGGCACATTTAAGTCTATTTTGATATCTAATAGATACATATGGAGCCTCATTAGGATACTCTTCTATATTAGTTAAAATAGTTCTCTTAATATTAAGATGAACTTGTACTGAATCCTTAATACCCAATCTAGTCTTACCTAGACGGATATTGCATTTAGGATCTAAAAACATGTCATGCAATATATTTTTTACTTTGTATCTGTTATTAGAATCATAAGATCTTAGTACTTTATTAAAGATATATCCAATATCTTGACAAATAGCACTAATAGATTGCAATCTTGTTAAATCGCTTTCTGGTAAATACTTAGTTACACCCTTTTTCATTACGCAATACCTCCATCAATTAAACTATTAATATTTTTTATAATTCTATTTAACTCCTTTGGTCTTAAGAGATATCCAGTGCATCCTTGATTAAATGCATCAAGACTAACTATCATCTTCTCTTTAAGATCAACGTAGTATAATAGCAATTTCCCATCATAAAACTTCATAACTCCTTCTTCGAATTTAATCTCTGGATAGAAGGATTGTAATAATGGACTATCAATCAAAGAATTATAAATAGTAAGATACTTCTCAAAGTCCTTTTGATGATATTCAGAATCTAAATAGTTAATATTACCGTATTTGTATACTACAACGGTATGATCATTCCCTTTAAACTTAGGGAGTTTAGTCTTATCAAATTTATATACATCAATAAGACGTTTTCGGATTTTATGAAGCATGCTTATTACATATCGCATATCATAATCTTCCATCCAACGGAATGAAGTCTCACTATTAATCTTATCGACATAGCTAATACTAATTGAACCAAGGCTACTATCTACAGTTCTAGGTAAGTTATTATAGAAAGATACAATAACTCCTCCATTGTGGTTTAGTTGGCACTTGAATAAGCTAAGTCGTTTATCGATATTATCTAATATTGCTCTAAGATTCTGTCTACACTTATATCGTGTAGCTCCATCATAACCTCTTAGGATAATATTAAACATATATCCTATCTGGTGTCCAAATTGTTTCACCGATCTCAATAGAGTAAGATCTCTATTGCTTAACTTCTTTAGTTGTGTCATTTTTATCAGTCTCCTTTAAATAAAATTAATACGTGATAGGACTAGATATCCTATCACGTATATAATATATAACTATTTATCTATTACCCATTCCATAAAATACTTAATACATACTCTAAGCATTCTATGAGTATTCAATTTAGGATCCATTGCTGGATCTAAATATTTATCAATCTCATTATCATTATATCTATTGATATTGAACTCACTTACATAACTCTTACCAGGTTCTACCCAAAGAGTATATGTAACTTTAGCATCTATCTCTTTATTAAGAAGAAGATGATGAGCTGGACCAGCATTGATAGCTACATTCTTAGGACCTTCAGTGATATCAAATAAGACATATTCATTTCCTGGAATACGTTTAATCTGATATCTTACAGTAGGATCATTCTTAATATAGAAGATATAATCTTGAGGATTATTTAATTGAATTCCGACTACACCAGCAATTAGCTCATAAATGTCCGCTGTTTCAATATAAGAATAAATACTATTCTTTAATTTACGAATTTTATATTTATACCACAAACTTTTTAAGACAGGACATGAATCATACTCATGAAGAAGTTCTTTATATACTACTATAAACTTCTGTAGTTGTGGTATATTAAATGTCTCCAGTATTGGATTAAACATATTTTATCACACCCATCCAAATAACTGACAAACTGTTGCAGCCATAGATATTAGTAGAATACCAAATAGAATAGCAGATAGCTTTTCTACTAAAATCAATACTCTTTCCTCTCTATTAGATAAAACTTCTTCACCATAGAAACTATATAGAACTGCTGCATCTATTACAAATAATGCAAATGAAACTATCATTACTTTATAAGAAAACATTAGAAAAATACCCCCAACCATATTCGACATAGAATAGCAATTATCATTATGATACCAAATATCGACATCAGTATGATAAATACTCTAATAATATTAAGATCTACATCTAACATCATAAGAAATGCTGCTACTGAAGCTAATAGTCCCATACTACAGAATGATGACCCTATTATTTTCATAAATAATTCAGCATAATAAACTTCTGTCATATTTAATCTCCAGCTATATATTAAATACCCACATCCAAGCTGCCAAGAAGGATGTTAATAAAGTTACTATTAATGCAAGTCCACCAATGGTTACACTGATGCCATCATTTATATCTAGACCACGAGTAATGACGACTAATATCAATGTAGTTATAAGTGAAGCTGCTGCTATTTTAAACATCAATAAATAAAGCATTTGTGTCCTCCAAATACTGTGATTAACCATACAAAGGCAATAAATGATATCCCAGCTATACCTGCAAAGAATGCAGTTATCCATAATAATACATCGCCAATCTTAGAATCAAGATTGATGATTTTAATTGCGCATCCACCAACTCCAATTATACCAGCAGTTAGTAATGATGCGAGTGCTATATTTCCAAATAATTCACTCATATTATTTCACTCCAAACTCAGAAGATTTAATCTCTCTTAATAACTTTATACTATTGAATGAGCTTAATGTATTGATGAATCCATTAAATAGATTATCAACTAACTCCTCATTCTGTTTGATATCTATAGTATACTGCTTATACTTAGATTCATATTTATTAAGTTGTAATACTGTAAGCTTATCTGCATGAATACCTACTTTAGATAGTAGATATCTGTATGCTGATAATTGCATAAAATATTTATACCCAATATTACTTGAGGTCTTATAGTCTACAATATGAACTTCATTACCAATTCTCATAACTGCATCTATAGTCCCACAGAAGTATTTACCAATAAGGGATTTCTCTAACATGATTGGTTCTATAAGAGTATTCTTCTCATATCCACAATCATTAAACC